CAGGCCTCGACGATGTGGAAAAGCTGAAATCCATCTACAACATCACGGGCATCTGGATTGAAGAGGCCAGCGAGGTGCTGGAGAGCGACTTCAACCAGCTGGACATCCGACTGCGCACGGAGTTCCCGTATTACCTGCAAATCATCATCACCTTCAACCCTATCAGCATCATGCACTGGCTGAAGCGGCGCTTCTTTGACTTTGACATCAAAGACCCGGTAGAGCGGGAGAAGGCCATCGCCAGAACCAGAACCCACGAGAGCACCTACAAGGACAACCGCTTTCTGCCGCAGGAGGCCATCCAGACGCTGGAGGCCTTCAAAGAGACGGATGAGTATTACTACATGGTCTACTGCCTCGGAATGTGGGGCGTGACCGGCAAGACTGTGTTCGACCGGAAGGCTGTGGCAAAGCGGCTGCAGGAGATAAAACAGCCTCAGAAGGTGGGATTGTTCGAGTACAGCGACAACGGCCTGAAGCTGGACGACATCCGATGGACGGACGATGCCAGAGCGGGCTGTGTTCGCATTTATTCCCAGCCGGAGAAGGGCGTGCCCTATGTCATCGGCGCGGATACGGCCGGAGAAGGCAGCGACAGCTTCGTGGCGCAGGTGCTGGACAACCGCACCGGCGTGCAGGTGGCGCAGCTGCGTGGCAAGTTCGACGAGGATGTATTTGCGCGGCAGGTCTACTGCCTCGGCATTTACTACAACACGGCGCTCATCGGCATAGAGACCAACTTCTCCACCTACCCGGTGATGGAGCTGGAGCGGCTGCGGTATCCAAAGCAGTATGTGCGGGAGAGCATCGACGACTACACCCACAAGGTGAAGCAGAGTTTCGGCTTTTTGACGAACACCAAGACACGACCGGTCATCATCGCGGAGCTTATCAAGGCCAGCCGCGACGACATCACCATCGTGAACGACGAGACCACGCTGCAGGAAATGCTGACATTCGTGAGAAACGAGGAGACGCTGAAGCCGGAAGCGGAGGCGGGCGCGCACGACGACTGCGTGATGAGCCTTGCCATCGCCCACTACATCCGACCGCAGCAGAGCTACATCCAGACGGCGGCGGAGGGCAAAGAGAAAAAGTGGACGGCATCCCAGTGGGAGGACTACGAAAACGCATCCCCGGCGGAGCGGGAAATGCTTATTAAGCGCTGGGGCAGACCGCAGCGATAGGAGGACGACATGAAAAAAGACAACAAAAAGCTCTATCTCTGGCAGGAGCGGCTGAAGAGCAACCAGAGTGCCTACCAGAGCGAGACAGACCAGATGGATGACCGCGAGGCACTGTATCGCGGCACCAACGAAGTGCGCGCCATCGTACAGGGCGAGCGCAAGAAAAAGACCCCTCATGTGCGCAACATCTGCGCAGAGCTGGTGGAAGCCCAGACGGACAGCAATATCCCCAAGCCGAAGGTGACGGCCAGACGAAAAGAGGATGAGGGCAAGGCCAAACTCATCGAGGATATGCTGCGCAACGAGCTGGACAGACTTCCCTTTGAGCAGCTGAACGACATCATGGAGCGCACCGTGCCCATTCAGGGCGGCGGCGCTTTCCTGTTGGAGTGGGACAACACCCAGAGAACCCACTACACCATCGGCGAGCTGGCGGTGAGCACGCTGCATCCCAAGCAAATCGTGCCGCAGGACGGCGTTTACACCGGCATCGAGGATATGGACTACATCATCCTGAAAATCCCCCAGACCAAAGAATACATCCGCAGGCGCTACGGCGTGGCTGTGGAGGACGAGGCGGAGCAGGAGCCTGATGTCAAGGGCAGCGACGGCAAGACCACATCCGACGACCTCGTGACCCAGTACATCGCCTACTACCGCAACGACAAGGGCGGCATCGGCCTTTACAGCTGGGTGAACGACACGCAGCTGGAAGACCTTGAAGACTATCAGGCACGCAGGCTGCGCAGATGCAAGAGCTGCGGCGCAGTGGAACCGCTGGTGGCGGAACCGATGGAACCGGCGCAGGTGCCCCAGTTGGAGAACGGCATGGCGGCGGCGGCCGTGGTGGAGGCGGACATCGAGCGGGCGCAGCAGCAGCTGGAGCGGGAGACCAGACCGGCGGCTATGCGCGGCGCGAGAAAGACCTGCCCCTACTGCGGCGGGACAAAGTGGGAGGAGACCACAGAGGAATACGAAGAGGTCTACTTCCCTATCCAGCGCACCGACGGCAGCACCGTGGGCGGCATGGTGCCCCATGAGGCAGTTTCTGAAACGGAGTTTGACGAGATGGGACTGCCGGTGGTGACTATCGTTGAGGAGCCGACCCGCATCCCCTTCTACAAGCCGGACATCTTCCCGGTCATCCTGCAGAAGAATGTGAGCGTGTACGGCAAGTTCCTCGGCGACAGCGACATCGACAAAATCGCAGACCAGCAGAACACCACCAACCGTATCGAGGCCAAAATCATCGACAAGCTCTTGAAGAGCGGCAGCTATATCACGCTGCCGGATGAGGCCAGCATCAAGGTGGACGCGGAGGATATGAAAATCATCCGTCCGGGCAACGCGGCGAACAAAGCGCTCATTGATGTCTACGACCTGCAGGGAAATGTGGAGCAAGACCTCGTTTACCTCGCCCAAGTGTATGAAGAGGCGCGGCAGGTCATCGGCATCACGGACAGTTTTCAGGGCAGAAGCGACCGCACCGCCACCAGCGGCAAGGCCAAGGAGTTCGCTGCAGCCCAGAGTGCGGGCAGACTGGAATCGAAGCGCGTGATGAAGGATGCAGCCTATGCTGCGCTGTTCGAGGCCATGTTCAAGTTCAAGCTGGCCTATACCGACGAGCCGCGACCGGTGGTATCGGAGGACATCCACGGCAACGCCCAGTATGACACCTTCAACCGATACGACTTTCTGGAGCAGGACGACGCGGGAGAGTGGTGCTGGAACGACCAGTTCCTGTTCGCCTGCGACACCTCTGCACCGCTGGCATCCAACCGGGAGGCCATGTGGCAGGAGACCCGCATGAACCTGCAGACCGGCGCTTTCGGCGACCCGGCGCAGCTGAACACCCTCATCCTCTTCTGGACGAAGATGGAGATGCTGCACTATCCGGGCGCGGGCGAGACCAGAGCATATCTGGAGGAAGAGCTGAAGCGCCAGCAGATGCAGCAGCAGGCTGCGATGCAGATGCAGATGATGCAGATGCGTCAGCAGCAGCCCCAGCAGGGCATCGACCCGCAGACGGCGCAGGCCGTCATCCGCAGGGCGCAGCAGGACGCAGCGAGAGCTGCACAAAGACAGTCAGCAGCAGCTCCGGCACCGGCCGGAACTGAGGCGATATAACATTCACGGGAAAGGAGGACGCAGACATGGCAGACAAGAAGTGCGGTTATGCCGGTAAAATCCAGAACTCCGGCGCGCAGAAGGTCAACGCCCCCTTTGCCAACACCGGCAAGAAGGGCACCAGCACCGTGAAGACCGGCTCTGACCTTAGAACCGGCAACAAGGGCGGCAAGTAAGCTGCCCTTCCACCGCGAGCGGGCGGCCACGACAGCCCGCAAAAATCTCGCAGGAAAAGCGTAAAAATCCAAAGGAGAACACTATGGGCGAAATCGACTACGGCGCGTTATTCGGTATCGACGCAACAGGCGCAGAAGAGCAGGATGTCGCCGACCCTGCAGCAGATACCACCGCGCAAGGCGAAAACGAGCAGGATGTCGCCGACCCTGCCGAACAGAACACAGAAAACACCCCTGCCGACGGCGCTGCCGAAGGCGGGAACGATAGCAGCGAAGAAGAGGGAGAGGCCGGACAGAACGCGGAGCAGAACGCAAAGTTTGCCGCTGCCAGAAGGAAAGCGGAAGCGGAGCGGGATGCCGCCGTGGAGAAGGCAAAGGCAGAAGCGCAGGCAGAAGCTGCCCGTGTCATCAACGAGGCCTTCAAAAACTCCGGACTGGTAAACCCCTACACAAAGCAGCCTATCACCTCGAAGGAGGAGTACGACGCATACCGCCAGCGCTATGAGGCCGAAAGAAAAAAGGCGATGATGC